AAGAGAAAAGCACTGACCCCGCTATCCAAATCCTTAAAGGATTGCGATACATCGAGCACCGTTATTCAAGTCCCTGCCGAGCGTTGGCAAAGTGGAAGAGGGAGAAGGCGAGAGGTAATCCCTGGTATTAGTTAGTGATACAATAAACTTGTAGCGTCGAGCGTATTCTTACCCTTTCCGCTCCGCTACATCTAAGCCCCGTCTACCCTTTCGGACGGGGCTTTCTAATTGTCGGTAGAGTAGAAGCCAGTACCTTTGAACTGGACTGAGGGCGCCGACCACACGCGGGTCATCTGTACACCACAGAAGTTACACGCAGGGTTCGGTCTATCTTCATCAACACCGCGCTCTATCTCTATGTAGTTAGCGCAGAACTCACATCTATAAGGATAGAGGGGCATAGAGTACCTTGCCTAACGAGGTGGGCAAAAAGCCCACAATTTTCCCTATTTTTGAGCGGTTTCCAAACTCGGTAGTAGCAGGCATAAGTCGCTCACTCCACTCTGGCTCGAACTCTGGCTGTAAATGGAAAGCGTATATACCATCTGGTGTTGAGTTGATGTACCACGCATCGAGGTCTTGACTGTGAGCGTGGAGGACCAGGTTATCCCACTTACTTTTCTCAATGAGCAAATCCGGATAGTGCGTTCGACGACACTTGAGTTCGGCATAGACTCCTGCTTTCTGTGACACACAATCAAAGGTGTCGTGCGTGTTACCTGATTTTATCAGGTCGTTGTAGTGGTAGGTCTTGAGGTACTCGAATAACTGAGCCTCTTGCAGTGTGCCTAACTCCACGGGTTGTCCCCTCCGATGACTCGCTGTAACGCCTTGAGGGCGTTCTCGCACCGCCTATCGGCAGTAGATACTGAGCAACCAAACATCTCTGCCATCTGCTGTAACTTCAACTCGTCATAGTAACGAGCCTTGATGTAGTCGCAGTGGTTGGTCTCATCTTTTCTATCTTGGTGTTCTAAGATTTCATAGCCACGTTTAATATCTATCAGCATCGCTAGTAGATTACGTCCTTCAGAGGGAGCAGAGGAGCGACGTGGCATACCATCATCCACTAACTGTTGCGCCTGCTCTAATAAGATTCCGTCAAAGATATTGCGGAGGATATGCGGCATCATCTGTGCGATGGTGCTGGTCTCATAGAAGTATTCGTCTCCAGTCAGATAGCCGGAGCGATGTGCCTTTTCCTTGCGAGCATAACGCTCGCACGCACGAAGTATCTGCCAACCTACACGTTTAAGATTATACTTACGGGCCTCAGCATCTGGCTCATCAAATGCTTGACTAAGATAGTCCACTCTGGTCACACACCAGAGCATCCCTTCCTGAATTAAATCTTCTCTATCTACCCAACGGCCGTACCTTCTGTGTACTACCGCTGCTCTCTCTTTCACCAACTCGTCGACGCCATCTGGAAGGATTCTAGTCACAATCTATAATCGACTCCTTGATAGTAGGAGATAGGCTCAGTACCCTGATAGCAAGAAAGTCCAGGTAATTGCTAGCATCTGCTAACTCTTCAACCAACTCCCGGATGGTGTCGTCCAAAGAGTATTGCTCGAACCTCTGACCAGTAGCGTGTGCGTACTGTGTCGCACCCACACCACGCACACGGCTGGCTCGGAGGGAGGCAAAAGATTCTATGAAGGACACTAAGTCCTCAGTGCTTACACCTTTGCGGTAAGCCATAACAGCCGGGTGGTCTGCTAGTGGCGTACGGGTGGTATCTCTATCCATACTCTCCCACGCTCCATATCTATCTCCACTACACGAAACCCTAACCCATTCAAGATATAAATCACGCTGTCCATCGTTTCTCTTTCCATTAGAGGGCCAATCGTTCACGTAGTTTGTCCGGTCCCTCCGCTAGGTAACAGTCCGTGATGTCCATACCAGATGGTAATTGTACTATTTGTGCGTTAGGTACCTCCTGTGCGACACGCCGAGCGAAGTCTTGTCCAGGATTGGAGCCATCTGTCTTGTCGTCATTGTCTCCGACAATCAACACACGCTCCCTGCCTTGCACTAAACGAGGGAAGTGTTCTTTCCAACTGGCTACACCAGGGCAACCTACCGCAGGTATCTGTAACATCTGAGAGATGATGAGAGTATCGAACTCTCCCTCACAGATTACTAATACATCTGACTCAACATCTAAATCTCTCACATTATACAGGTGTGACTTCTGCCCTGCAGGGGAGCCATACTTCGGATTGCCTTCGTGCAATCTCCGAAACTTCCAACCCACCACCCCGCCTGATAGCACGATGTATGGAATAGAAATCCATCCAGCGTAGGATTCGTGTGGTCCATACTCGTTGGTAATAACACCTATCTGTGCATACTCAACTGCTTCCTTAGATAGTCCACGTCCTACGAGATACGCTATTGCCTCGGGATTTTCCTGTAGCGCCGCGTGGTAACGTGAGGCCAGCCCTTTCAATAATTCCTGTTGCGATTTTGTAGGCATCACGCTTATCTACTCCCTCTTTAATCATCACGATATTGATAGCATTGCCACCCTGAGCGCAGGTATGGCAGTAAAAAACCTGATTGATAGTATCTATCACAGCGCTTCGTCTCTTGTCCGGATGGAGAAAGCAACGCACGCTCACGTTCCTACCCTCTCGTACCTCTCCGCCGTAATGGTTGACGATAGGGATTATCTGTAGCGACCCGGCATCGGACTTACCCTTACCTCTGGCCCTACGAAATCCCTCACTCATCACGCCTCTTCTTCTACTGGGTCCACTTCAATCTCTATCCCAGATACGTACATATCATAGGAGTTATGGTCGCCTCGCTTGAGGATACCCAAGAACTTTTGCTTAGCCTCCTCTGGTGAGTTAGCCATCAGTATTGTCTTGTATACCACTCTCTCCTTGCCCATCACTCGGTAGTGACTTATCATCTTTCTTCGCCTCCTGCTCTGGCACTAACCCGCTCATAGTTTCTGTTGTTGTTATCTCACCTTGTGGTACTGGCATCTCTTCCTCCTGTAAAATACAGCCACAATAATATGTTGGCTTTACGTGTTCATCACACCAAGTTTTTGATTGGTAGAACTTCATTGTTTTTCTTTTAACCACGATTCTAAATCTTGAACAACCCAAGACTTATCTATGCCGTGGTTACGTCTCTTCACTACAACGAAGGCAGGAGGGACTTCCCCTAGTCCTCTTGCCTTCGCATAGTTCTTCGCCTCCGTGATGGCTTCATCCCAGAACGCAGGCAAATCTATTTTCTTCCGGTTCTTTAACTCTAGAATATAGGTCTGACCTGCGACAATACAGTACAGGTCTCCCTCATCCTTAGCCCCGGCTTTGGTCAGACGCTCAGCGATAACACCTTTATCGCGTAACCATTTCATTACGCCAGTCTCAAAGAGACTGCCCTTGCGTCCGTTCTTGTTCGTCATTAGTCCTCGTTGTTGATTCGGTCAAGGATGTTCTCAATAGAACCGTAGTCCTTCTTGAGTTGCCAGTAACTAAAAGCATTGACCGCCCACTTGATTCCTTCATAGACTGCTAGGACAGCAATGCCTGTCCAAAATATTTCCCAATTCATTATACGACTCCCGCTATGGCGCTGTTTCTGTACGCCCTGCCTTGTGCGTCAGCGTCTCCTATTTGGCAGGTGGAATAATTAACAAACAGTTCTGAGTACATCGTGCCATCGGCAGAGTGTGGTCCAAACCTGTTCTTCACTGCAGCAACCTTCAAGATAGATTCAGTAGGATTAAATCCCAGTGTGAGTATCATCGAAGGTAACTGACTTATCTTGCCGTGGATAGCCCGGCGGGGTGGAGGTGCATCCGCCTTCCCGAACTCGCTTTGCTCCGACGTATGGTGGAGCACAAGTACGCACGCCTCAGTGGTACGAGCAAGGTGGTGAAATTCAGTCATAATCGCACGTAGACCAGACCATTCATTCTCTTGCTCAGCAACGACATTCGATAGGTTATCCACAACAATAAGTTCTGGAGGATAGCCAAAGAGTTCGACGTAAGCCTTTACCTCTAACTCAATATCATCCAGTGTAGGTGATGGGTCAAAGACCCAACGGATATGATTCATTTGCAATAACTGGTAGCGATAGAACTCTGGAGTCAACTCTAGATTCTCTTCCACCATTATCTGTGTGTGCTGTGTCTTATGCGCTGCAGAGCGCAGAGCCACAGTCGTAGCGTCAGTATCAGCAGAGAAGAACAACGTAGGTACGTTGGCCTTTGCTGCGTAGACCAGAGCAAACATTGACTTACCAGCATTTGGTTGCGCTGCAACCATACAGACTTGTCCTCTACGGAACTTCATCTGATTACCGGCGAGCGCTTTCCAGACATCAGGTAAGGGAACGGCCTTAGCCTGAGTGCCTTGCCACGCTCTTTGTAAATCAATCAAGGTTGTACTCCGGAAGTCTTAGTGAAATGCCTGCGTGCTTACGTAGTTCTCTACGTTGCCGCTCAGTAGTACCTGCCCAGATACCAAATCCTTCGTGGTGTACTGCCCACTCCAGACATTCAGACCTATGAGCACAGCCACCACAGATGTTGCGTATAGTTCTTAACGCATACTCTGAGTACTGGAAAGCCTCATATAGGTCAGGATAAAAAATCTCTGTGTCGAGACCTCTACACGCGGGGTCCTCGAACTGTGATGGCTCTCGCACCTTTATACGTTCTTAACACCAACAGCCTTACACTTTCTCCCTGTATAGTCTTTAGGTGCAGCGCAGAGGAATCCACCTTTGCGTGTGCCTGGGTTATCTCGGTCATCCCACTCACGCCAGTTCATATTTCCGTGAGCGCAAGCAGGTGCAACTCCAGTAGCAGTAGGTGTTGCTGGCTTGATAGGAGTGACAGTTGCTGTTGCTTCGGTTGGAACTGGAACGCTTGGACGATTGACTTGCGCTACTCCACGTAGCATCTGTGATGTTTGTGCGACAATCGGGATGATGTTCTGCAAGCCTTGCAGTTGTGCTGCTGCATCCGCATCGTCGGTGGCGTATATGTTAATCATATCGCCATCCTTCTCCCACTTAAAGTTAATCTGAATCTTGGTTGATTCATTCGCTGCCATCTGTATTTCCTCCGCTTTCGTTGATTGATTTAACTTCTAACCGCATTGATTCTTTTCCTACTTTGTATGGAATAAACCCTAGTAGTTTTTCCACCTCATCGGAATCCACTGTACGCCTTCCAGCAACTGGTGTCCAGGTTATCTGGATACCTTTCTCTGTGACGCCGGTGTATCCCTCAAGGTGGGACTTTAACGATTCTTTTTCCTTTGTCAAGATTTTAATTTCATTGTCGACTTGTAGATATTTCTCCGAGTGTTCGGCTACGGTAAGTTCCTTAATCAAGACCGTAGGTGCGTTCTCTTTTTTTAGACCAACGCATCCAACCTCGCCGGTGGCATCGTAATACTTGCAGAAGTTACTGCAGTACGATACGGCGTCTTTCTCCGGAGCCGGAGGCTCTGTCATTACCTTGATGTCTGCAAGCCACTGGAGCGCCTCTAAGGCGATAGCCTCATCGTATGGCTCCTTGTGCATAATCACATCTCGTTCGTCCCCATCGCGGCTGATAGCCACCAATGCGACGTGTTCTACCGGTAGTCCCCGGCCGTGTGTCATTAGATACCCGTAGGTCTGGACCTGCCAGCGTTGCTGCTGGCTAGGGAAATAGGACAGGGTTCTAGCCTTGACCGTCTTCCAGTCCACAATAGTCTTGATGCTGGGGATGTAGCAGTCTACGTGGGCTTTCATCCCGTTGTAGGCAACCTCTGTCTCCAGCATAAACTTCTCACCTTCCGGGTCAGCCAGTGTCAGAGCCTGTTCTATCTCTGTGTGAATGGCAGTGCCCATAATGGCGCTAAGTTTCAGGTCGTCGTGGTTAGTGACCGGCTGTGAATTGAGCCGGTAGTACACTTTCCGGGCGCACGAACCCAGTTCCGATGGTCCTATCTCTGGTTGCAGAGAGCGGGCTTTGCCCGCGTCCTTGTTCCGGAGAGCAGTAATTAACTCTTCTATGATGTTCATTGTTCCTCCAGGAGTAAGAGTACATCCAGAGTGTGACAGAGGCAACTGTATGACACGCTACGGCGTGTCGTATCCGGTTCTGTGTATAATACGAGCGTAGCGAGTAAGGGTAGCGGGGAGCCATTGGAGATGGCTCACCTACAGGGGAGGGTATCCGTGGGTTTAAGCACACTTGCGAACATTTTGTGGCGAGTATACGGTGAAGAGTTACCCGACCCGCCAATGGTAATGGCAAACTTTATTATCAATTATCTAGGACAAGAAGGATACGAAGTCGTAGAAATAAAAAAAGAGGGCGCCCCCATTACAGGGACGCCCTCAGTTGCCTCGCAGGAACCTACTTCTTCTTAGCAACCTTCTTACGTGTCTTTACTGAAGAGCCTAGACCGAACTCTTTTGCGCTCTTGTCTAGTGCCTTCATAGCAGGAGCCGCTACTGCGGCGAGTGCTGCGTAGCCCAACTTCTTAGGGTCGGTTTCTCCGGCTAGGTATAGCGCCATTGCTGCCGCTACTGCTGCTCGTAGGTACGAGTGCAGTACCTGGATTGCTTTTTCTTTAGTCATTGCGTATCTCTTTCTTTGGTGCTTTCTTGACCTTGGCCTTGATAGCAGCCACCTTTTTTGGCTTACCCATCCAGGCAAACCAAGGGCTGGTGTCTGTGCCGAAGGTATCTTTGATGGAGATATGTAAGTGTTTGTAGTGTCCGTTGGACCCTTCGTACTTACGCTCTCCCTTATCTGGCGACCAAATCTTTCCGCTAAAAATTAAATACTTTACTCGTCCATCTTCCTTTAACTTCTCAAAGATTTCGTGGCAGTCAATACCACACGCAGGGTCGTGTGTTAGGTCTACTGCAAACCCGGAGTTGTGGTCTGAGTTTGGGTTCTGATGGATGTGCGCCTTAGATGGGAGCAGCCCATCCGATGCCTTCTTCCTCTTCGGTCTCAAGGCTGTCGCTTGTCTTAGGACTGCAATGGCAGCCGGTTGTGCAACACGTGCTAGTGGAATCATTTACGCTCCAAAAGTATTCTGTAGATTTCTTCAATCTGTCGTTCCAATCTCATAACGGAATCTTTGAGACTGCTGCCCCCATTGGGACGGAGTTCTGATAGGTAATGTTTCACTAACCATTTAATAGCCATAGCAAATCCACCAACAATAGTGGTGATAGAGACGGCTAATCCAGCCCAATCAGCAGGGGACATTTATTCTCCTTATACGGTACGTGCGGTGACGAGTAGCAATCCGCCGTAACCCGTAAAGCGCTTGTCGCTTGGTGCTACGTTGCGGAAATCCATTTCTTCGATGAGAGCAATGACAACCTCTCCGGTTCTAAAGTCCTCGATACGTACAGTATCTCCGGCACTTTCTATCTGCTCTAGTTGGGAGAGCCTGTCAAAGGCTCGTCCTTCATACCCCACCTCGTTGCCTAGTGAATCGCTCTCGCGGTCATAGCAGGCAATAGGTAGTTGAATTAAACGTTGACGTGGTACAGCAGGCAGTGCCTTGATTTGGTATCCAGTAAATACTGGACCCAACGATGTGTTAGATGTAGAACGACTGATAGTAAACTTGAAACCTACATACTCTTGTGGTCCAAGAGGATAGGGGATTCCGTACTCCTGGGTAGGTGTGTTCTGTGCAGCACCACCGATTGCATACTCATTACCATCTGCATCGATAGAGATGACCGACACTGCACCGTTGGTGGTATCTACTCTAGGGTTAATGAACTTGAATATCTTGTCTTCAAGGGTGTTGTATCGAACATATCCAGTTTGTAGATAACCGCTCTCTAGCAAAGTGCTGGCGTTCTCCATATAGACATAACCACTGGTGCCAGAGTAGGCCGTAGCATAAGCCAATCTATCCGTCTGTCCAATAAAGGCACAAGCAGTAGTCTTGTGCGCGGTAGATGAACCTGGATAGTAGACATCAAATGCGTAGGCAGGAACCAACTGAGCAGTAAAGTTACCAAGGTCAAGACGGATAACTCCAGCCTCTCCCTCTACGCTTGTTGCTGCCCAGACGAATCGGTCACGTGCAGAGAAGTCATAGGCTGGTTGTGATGTCTCTACTACTAATGGTCCATAAGTAATCGACCCATCATCTGCAATAATTGCTAAACGGATACCGTAGTTGGTACCAATAAGCATATAGCCAAGGTATTCATAAATGCGGTAGATGATTTCACCGGCTGGCATTTCTGCTGCCACTGTTCCATAGGTCAGCGTTGGCATAGTGCCATCAGTATCAAGAGTAAACTTGGTAATAGTAGATTGGATACGGTTATATCCTGCTATGTAGATAGCAGTTCCGGATGCGGTAATACTTGTAAAAGCAAAGCCACTGTCTGGATGTGAGTAGAGTTCTGTTGGTAATGATGTTGCATTAGTAGCAAACTCGTATACTTTATTGTTGGCGCACATTACGATACGTTCTTTAATGAACTCCATTACACCGTTAGTAACAGTGATGCCAGGTGAAGTAAACATAACAGTCGCTGCAGTAGAACCAGGCTCGTTAAGAGCCTTCTTATTTACTTCCAACTTTCCGGATGCAGTGTCATTGGTTAACCAGTAGGCAGTTGTTCCATCATCACATACCGCGTACACCGGGTCATCTGTGCCAGCGTTGTAATCAACAAAGTGCAGCACGTTGCTTGTTGCAGTTCCAGGAGGACTTACCGCTGTAGAAGTTACGTTGGTAGCAGTCTTGGCATAAGTAAAGGTTGTAGTGGTAGGGACACCAGTAATGGTGTAGGTCCCGTTAAAGGTGGCGTCTACTCCAGTGATAACTATTTCCATACCTACACATAGGCCGTGAACTACAGCAGTAGTAAGTGT